CCAACCCCCTTAAAATGGAATATGTAACTGGGAGAATTGGATAGGGGCGGCCTCACGGCCGCACCTAGCGCCCAAAGGGCGCTAGCCTAACAAACCTTTTTAACTAATTTGTGTTGTTTTGGTGGGATTTAATACTTACGTTTATTTATTTACAAGTCATAATAAGACATACGAGCATGAATTTCAGTGGTTATATTTCCTACTAGAGCATTTAGGTCAGTTATTACTACTATCCAGACTTGTTCATTTGTCTGTTGAGGTATATTCCCTGATGGTTGATATGTCATAGTTTTTCTCCAAGGGAAACTATATTTCATTCGCTTATGAGCTACTACACCATTCTGTACTCCATTACTGGAGGTTAGACCCACTGTAGTCAAGGGGGCTATGACAAAGTCCCACTTTCTTAATAGGTAACCCTTAGTAGGGTCCCAAACAGTATTTTGCCCAAGGGCGGCGAGATAAGTTTGTAAGTCCGTCTGATTAATTCTGGGGATAAAGATCATTATTCTAACCTGAGCTATTGTAGCTACTGTAAGATTCACTGGTGTTATGAACACTCTCAGCTCAAAAGAAATTCTTTTTCCCTTAATTCTTGAGCCTACTCTCTGGTCTTTACCAGGTCCCACGATAATTTGAGGTATTAAGTTAATAAAGTCATTAGCTCCTGCCTGAGTACTAGTAGAACCTATTCCTGCGGACATTTTAACTTCTGACATGCTGTTAACGACTCTTTTTACGAATTTCTTCATAGTTCTTCTAGTTCTAAAAGGCTTAGTTCGCCTCGTGAATCGTCTACGACGATATCTCCTGCGGTACACCATTTTAATTTTATCCTTGTCTTAAATTATATCTTAATTTGTCTTAAATTATTTTAATTAATCCAATTGGGAGCGTGGGAGTGGGCGCCGCTGTAATATTAAGCGGCGCCTTTAGTATTAAAATTTAATTATGCCTTACCAAATTAATTCATCTCAACTATTTCTAACTTACCCTCAGTGTAATGTTCCCAAGGAAGAAGCCCTCGAGGCTCTGCATTCAATGTTTAGTATTGAAAGATATATTGTGGCTTGTGAGAAGCACAAGAATGGAGATTTACACTTACACGTGTACCTGCAACTCAAAGAAGCCTTCAGAACTCATAATCCAAATTTCGCAGACTTAGGAACCTTCCATGGTAATTACCAGGGATGCAGAAGCCCCAAGAACGTTATTAAATACTGCACTAAGGCTGAAGATTACCTAGCTAATTTCGATGTTGAAGAATACATTAAAAGTAAAAGTTCCAAAAAAAAGTACATCGGGTCGGAGTTGATCTCAGGCAATAAAAGATTGTCTGACTTAGTTATTGAAAACCCTGAGTTGATCTACGATTATAAAAAGCTTAAAGATAATTTGGATTGCTTCAGATCAGACCAGTTCAAAGATGAAAGAGACGATTTACCTAGTACTCTCCCGAACACCTGGGGATTATTACTTCCAGTGGACACTGATTGCAAGAAATGTCATTATTGGTTCTGGAGCGACTCCCCCAATAAGGGGAAAACCACATTTGGAAACTCTCTTTGTAGAACCTTTAGAGCATACTTCCAATGTGGAGACTTTACGTATTGGGATGTTAAAAGAGATGCAGAGATCCTTATCTTCGACGAATTCAAACCGGGCACGCTTAAATATAATACTCTCAATTCTATCTGTGACGGTTCTTTCTCTTTTAGGGTTTTTATGCAAGGACCTATTAAATTAGATATTGGTAAACCCTTAGTTATTGTTCTTAGTAACTACTCTATAGAGGGTTGTTTCCCTCATATGAAAGATTATATCTATGCTAGATTCTTTGAATTTAAATTATAAATTGTTCAGCTACGCTCGCTTCGCTCGCTCACCTACCCCAACCCCCAACCCCCTTAAAATGGAATATGTAACTGGGAGAATTGGATAGGGGCGGCCTCACGGCCGCACCTAGCGCCCAAAGGGCGCTAGCCTAACAAACCTTTTTAACTAATTTGTGTTGTTTTG